TTATATATATCAATTATAATTATATATATCAATTATAATTATATAATATAGATATTAAATATGATATACAATGAAGTATTGAATATATATACCTATATTATTATTTTGGCGATTATATACTATCTGTTAAGTAAAAATAAATCAGCAATATTATTATCAATAATCATTATAATAATTATATTTTATTATGTAAATAATACTATCAAGGAAAGCAATGATAAAAATGCACAAGGTCTTATAAAAAAAGCGGAAATTATAAAAAGCGAGGTTCAAGATATTGTAGAGGTTAATACCAATAACTTTTATATTAATAAGAATGATAAGAATGTAAAGTTTTTAATTAAAAATACCGAGTTTATGGATATATTATTTAACATTAGGTTTATTAAAAAGTTTGATAAAACAAGATATTCTAATATGATAATTAATATGGATAAATTAATGAAAATATATGTATACATATTGGCGGATAGATACGATATAAATATGTATTTACCTATATTTACTGATATAAAAAATAATATTATCGAAATATTTTATTCGTTAATATTTGTTGTTCCAAATAAGTTTAAGCATATATATGGGTTTGACCCACAGAGCGAAATAGATAATTCATTGGATAAATTTCGAAAAAAAGTAAAAGATATGCTTACCGTTATTACCAATTATGCAAAGATTGGTAAGGAAAAAGTTTATATAAATAATGAAAAATATACACCTTATGAAAAAAATAAAGAGCATTACTTACCTTAAAATATCTACAATTTTTTGTTATTTCTTTTTTTGGCAATGATTTTATCTGCCTTCTTATATTTAACTGCATCGTTTCCTGCTTTTTCTTTACCTAACTTATACTTGATAAACAGAGAAGGTATTATTATATGAATAACTTTATATATATGCATTATATTTTTGCTTCCTTTATTACACGAAAGACAACCGCCATTCATGTTACAACTACATCCAGATGCCTCCGCCATTTTACGACCACCTCTAATAGTAGAGAGATATAAATAATTTGCATGCGGAACATTTAAATAATCTACACCATCATAATTACTGGGGGAAAATGTATTTTGGTTTTTCAAAAATCGATTGTAAGTATCTATGCGGTCGCTTTCATATTCGGCTGTTCTTTCATTTAAAAGATTTGCTTGTGCAATTAAACGATTATTTTGCGCATTTATGCCTTGGTCGTTCGCATTACCACCGCTCATTTATTTTTTATTCTTAATAGTTACTTATATATTATTTAGACAAATCAATACAACTAATTATTGTGTCTATTTTTGTGTTCAATGTATTCATGTCCTCTTCTAATTTCGCAATTTTACTTAAATCCATACAACTAATTATTGTGTCTATTTTTGTGTTCAATGTATTCATGTCCTCTTCTAATTTCGCAATTTTACTTAAATCAAAATAGTTAATCAACAGATTTATTTTTTCTGTTAAATTATTTATTTGATTTTGCTGTGATAGTATTTTGCGATTAAGTTCTTGAACTGCGCAAACATTCAAAGTATTGATATATTCCTTGTTTAATACGTGAAAATCGTTCACTTCGACACCGTATGCAAATATTTTATCATATGTATAATTTATGTTTTTTATTTTAAAGGTATGAAAGTTTATTATTCTCGCAATCTCAACAATTATTGCATTATTGCTCATATCATAACATTTAATCCTTGTATTTAATTGAATATTTATATTTTCGAAAGGCAAAGTGTATGGTAATGTTAATATATTATCTTCCCAATTATAGTCAGCCACTGAAAATATATTTGGTATAAATTCTGATTGTATTTTAACCGCGTTTGGTATTACTTCTTTTATCTGTTGTGCAATAAATCCATAAACATTATTATCGCCTTTTATGATTTTGTCAATATAATTATATGTTTTAGGTTCAATTGCTAATATCATATTTAATGCAGTATCATCATTTATATCTTGTATATCTTCTTTGATTCTTCTATCACTACTCGCAATTACTGAACCACCGCCTGCAATCCATATACTTGAATTAAATTTTGCGCAAACGTTGTTAATTGCAACATTAGATGTTATTACCGCGCTTGATACAATAGCCGCAGTTGCAGTTGCGCCACTTCCACCTCCGCCACTAAATGAAATTGTAGGGGGGCTTGTATAACCGCTTCCTACTGCCGTTATAGTGACGGAGGTGATTTTACCGCTTGATACAACAGCGGTTGCCGTCGCTCCAGTTCCACCACCTCCAGTAAATCCAACTGTGGGGACACTTGTATAATTGGTGGTTCCTCCCCCCGTTACGGTGACAGAGAGGATTGTGCCGCTTGCACCGCTCAATACATTAAAATATCTATTTGCAATTGTTTGGGTTGTTCCGGTCCCGGCAGCAACTTCAAATTTAAAATTGTTTGGCTCTATTCCTATTCCTACATTTCCTATGTTGTAATATAAATTATTATTAGATATTGTCCATAATAATGAACCATTAACACTTGTAATATTTTGAACATGAGTAAGGATATTATTACTTGTTGTGGTCACCTGATTAACAATATTATTACTTGATACTGTTACATAATTGGATGTCTCTTGAATATATTTTGGTAATATACGCTCGTCTATTTTTGTTAAAAACCGTAGTAAAAAAGCGCCATTCTTCCCATTCTCTCCATATTTACCACCACATCCGCTATTAAGTGAATTATAACCAAGTTGATTTACGCCTTGTTGTTCATTCACATTATTTATATTGCTGAACCCGGCACCACCACATCCAATATATACATTACCATTATTCAGTTCGCCAATGTCATCATTTATTAAATTAAAATCTGTTTTGAAATTTACATTATTAGTAAACTTGAAAAACCGTTTACTATTATCATCATTAATAATATTATAAATATTATTATTAACAAGATTAGATAATTCAAATAAACCATTGCCGCCATTTAAAACATCACCAGCGGAGCCTATACCACCACCACCCTTTGGTCCTCCGCCATTACCATAGATATATATATTACTTGAACCGCCAAATAAATTATATAAATCAGGAGATATATTAGAAGATGTTATACCTCCATTACTACCACCACCACAACCGCCTATAATTTGTTGAGTTAGTAATATATCATTAATTTTGTAATTTGAATTTGTTCCACCACCATGTGCAATTAAATTTTCGAAACTTGTATTATTACCGATTGATGATACTTGGTTAAAAATAGCATTATTGTAATATCCGCTTCCGCCTCTGCCGATTTTCAAAATTTTAATACCTGAAGATATATATGCGTCATTAATATATATTAGTTTTCCTGCACCGCCTCCGTAATTAGAAGTTGGATTTCCACCACTACCACCACCCCCTCCACCATATGCAAGAATATCGCATATTGTTTCTGTGTTATTGAAACTTATATTATATTGAGTATAATTATTTGCTTTATATAGTTCTGTTATTTCAGTTATGTTTAAAGCGTAATTATATATTTTGAAATCAGATATGTTAAAATTATATGTAAGAGGAGTATTATATGTTGATGATATGGTATTATTTAAAAAATTATTAAAACTAATAGATGCTAAAAAGACATTTTCCTCAAATTTATTCCCTTGTTCTACGCCATTTATATAAACAAGAACTTGGAAATTTGTAGCAATCCTTTCAATTAAATCTTCAGTAAACTTTTCAAATGTCCATACTATATGGAACCAATGTTTGGAAAGTATATTTGGGATAGTAAAATATGTTACAGTATCATTTATAAAAAATGTTAATGTATTATTAAAATATTTAATATTTAATATACGATTTGTTCCTAAATAATTATTATTATTGAAATCTAATATTAATATTTCGCCATTTGTCGAGTTTACTTTTAACCAAAAACTTATTGTTAATGCCCAGTCTGTTTTAAATTCATTACTTACTCTGAATATATTTAGTAATCTTAAATCTTCTTGTATTCTACAATAAGCTGGAGTGCCTGCAACCCCATTAATCTCTAAATAGGTAGTATTCAAAGGAGTATATTCTATATTAAGGTTTGTCACTGGGGATGGTTTAATTTTAATATCACCATACAATTCTAATTTTGTAAGTTCATCGCTATTATATCCTTCATTTGATATCATTTTAATACCTCCTGTAATAGTTAAATTTGCATCTATAAACTTATACCATATAGCAAGTATATTTATGTTTTGATTTTGTCTATCAAAAGTTGTGCCTAATAATGGATTGTATATAAACTTGTAAACAATATAATCTGTATTTGGAATTGGTGAAGATAAATAACTATTAATATTATTTAACGTAGGAGAATTCATATAAATTATTTCGGGCATTACGCTTATTACACCCGCATTATTAATATAAAGTCCGTCGCCTATTATAACACTACCAAGTCTATTTGCGGTGGCAGGCAAAGAAACGTTATTTGTGGTCGCACTATTTATATACTGAATTAATGTATTACTTGTTGATAGAACATAATTACTACCATTTGTATTTTCTAATTGTAAATTATTATTTGTTCCTGAAAATATATTTATTAAATTGTTTGAGGTGCTTCTTACATAATTACTTGAATCACTTTGAAAATCTCTCTGATTTATTATGAGCTTGTTTTCTATCCATTGTAAATTATTATCATTGATGAAAGTATTGTTTGCATAATATGTTATACCATTATTATAATAATTATTATTTCCAGTCCCTCCATTTATTGTATTCAAGATCCCAAATATATTTGTCGCACGAATGTTTGTTATGTTTGCACCATTTCCTTTAAAAGATGATGCTGATATATCACCACTTGTATCAATATCATTAGTAAATAAACCAAAAATAGTTCTTGATGTTCCCGACGAGGTAATACTATTCGCCATCCCTATAAAAATTATATGTATTAAACTTAAATAATAAATAGTTATTTATTATTTTTAACAAACGCAAAGAAAGAAACCAAAAATAAAACATGCTGCGATTGTTCCAGACAACACCGGAAATATGTGGTAGATTTCATTATTAATATAATGCAAATCTATTATATCTGACAAGGTGTCTTCTAAAAAATCGACGTTTTCTATATAATCATCATCATAATCATAATTGTCATATTTATTATAATAATATCTTAATTCCTCGATGCTATACCTAATCATAATGGGTTATATATATAATATATATAATATATATATAATATGTATAATATTTATATATGTTATATGTTTATATTTATATTAAGTAAGTATAATTAAGAAATAAATATGATTAAATATCAAAAAAAAGGAAGACAAATTACGAAGGGAATCGCTCGAATATCTAGTAATTTGAAAGAATCATCTATTGGTAAGGAAATATCAAGTGGATATACTAATTATGTCAAACCAGCGGGTAATAAAATATCTAGTAATTTGAAAGAATCATCTATTGGTAAAGGAATATCAAGTGTATATACTAATTATGTCAAACCAGCGGGTAATAAAATATCTAATAAAGGTGTTACATTATTAGATATTTTATTAAATTTATTTATCAACATATTAAATTTGAATGAAAATTTCACTTCAATTATTTATGTAATGATTACAATATTATTAATTGTTCATACAATTCTATTTATTAATGCAACTATAAAATTTGATAGGTATAGTGATATTGAAACTTATAAATCATTCTTTAATAATTACCCTGATTTTCAATATTTAAAAAATGATTATTTAATGGAAATAGATGCCTTTTTTTTAAATTATAAAAATCCTTTCCCTTACATTTTCATATTTTATCCAACGTTTATTTTCATAGCTCAAAAATTTGGAATTAATAATGATATACCAACCATCCAAGATAGAAACTATGAAATTTTAATAGTTCTTACATTACTTATTAGTGTTATTTATGTTATAACATTTAATACATGTCATTATTTCTTTATAAAACCAAAAATAGATGAAATAGGAAAAAATATCAAAGATAAGATTATAGAATTAGAAATAATTACTAATACCGCATCATATATGCACAAAAATTATAGAGGTGATTTTTTAAATATATTGAAAGATATAATTATTTATGAGGTAGATCATCGTATTCCATATGATATAAATAATATTGCAGGGAAAGTTTTCAAGCAGATGCAGATAATTAAACCAGATGTAAAACTGGAGGATGTTAAAGAAGCAATAAATGCAGGTAATACTGATGTAAAAAAAATAAATATATTGAAAATAATATATACTTACGGAAATAAAGAATTCGTAGGTAAATATTTTTCATTATTAATTGATGAAACATATAATGAAAATAAGGTAAGTTATAGTTTGTATTATATTTTAGGAAAATGCAATATTGACTACTCCAATAATAATAATATTTCTGACGAACCGTTTTATCGCATCTTTAAAGGGTTAATTAAAGATCTTGATGATACGTTCAGAGATAATTTAAATGGTTATACAAAAACATATTATACTATATTGGTTAGTCTATCATCAATTCTATTTTTCGTATTTTTAGTGTTATATAAAAGCAATATTAACAAAGTATTAATGGATTTTAGTCGTGAATATCAGGTGATTCCGTTGTTAGTCCTATTAATATTATATCTCGCAATTATTCTATCATTTATAGTATATCATATAGATAGTGAAAATAGATTCAAATGGGTTTCGATTTTAATATTTATATTAGTTATAATAACATTAATAATATTTTTTGAACAAATTCTACAAATTTTTTTGATGTTTAAATCTAAATAATCCATTGATAAAAAATTAATATAATATATATTTGGTTAGAATAGTATATTAAAGATAATATATATATATTAAATTAATGGCTACAATAAAAAATGGTAAGAAGGGGGCTGTATCACGTCCTGTAACTGCAAATGTCGCACCAACGGAAGATTATAAAGCAATTGAGTATATTGAAGATGTGAAAAAAGTAATTGATTATATTAAAGAAAAAACTAATAAATATGATATTAGTTTATTAAAACTAGATAGTTCTAATGTTAATATAATAAACGAAATCTTTAAAAGATTGTATAATGATATAAAAGAAAGCTGTAATGTAAAAGATGCTGATATAAAAGATCAAAATGCTGCATATAAATACAATGTTTGTAAGCTTCTATATACAAAGAGGCTTAAAACAACAAAAAGCTCAAAAGAAAACTTTCTTCCATCTATTATTGGATTATTAGAAATAGATTTATTTAAATATGATGATGATAGTAAAAAAGTAATAAATATTACAGCGAAGATAAATAAAGAATCGTTAGAACAGATGGAATATACCTTGTTAATTAAAAACAATTTATTTATAGGTGACAATTATAATATACTTTCAAATACATCTAATTTAGCCGCATATTATATTCGCATTATACCTTACCTAATTTTATTGGAAACTTTGTCAAAAATTAATGCAAATAATGATGATTTTTTATTCAAACTAAAAAGTTTTGAATATATTTTAGAATATAGAGCACTATTAGTTAATTATTTAATTGAAGACAGTATAAAATCAAACTTCAAAGAGGTTCCATTTTTATATAGAGAATTACATGAATCAATCTTTGAAAAAGAAAATGCACTTATTAAAAAAATTGTGCAAAATGAAAAAGATAGTAATCCAATAATTAATAATATTTCCGAATATTTTTTTCATATTAGAGGTGATAGTAATGAAAAAAAATATTATGATTCAGATACTCTTATAAAAGCAATTAATTCAATTAAAAATGAGTTACAAAATATAAAACAAGATAAAATATATGGTATTGTGAAAGAAAACAATTATTATACTCAATCAAATGACAGAACAAATAAATCTAAATATTATATACACGTGCATACATATATATATTATATAAATTTGGTTTTTATTGATAAGTGGTTCACAACATTTAAAAATTATAATGAGCATTCATTAAAGTTTAAAAAAATAAGGGATAATATTGGAGAAACGACTGATAACAATAAATATTCAATAAAGTCTACATTTATTAGTCTTATTAATACAGCAAGGGGGGCTGAAAAGGTTGATAATGATTTTGAAAATAAATTTAGAGAAACAAATGAAGTATATACAAATATATCTCTTCTTGTTGTTGGATTTGAAGAAAAATTTAGTATTGATAGAAAAAGAAATGTAAATAGTATAGGTGAAATAGATGTCATAGAACCAAAAAATGAGAACGATATTGTATCTAAATATTTTCAAAATATAAAATTTTTAAATGAACAAAAAAAATTAGAGATTAAATTGTGCAACGAATTCTTTGATTTAATTGAAATCTATCAACCAAAGATTAATGAATATTTTAAAACGTATCTTCTTTATGATGATATAGTAAATAATTTAAATATTAATACTTTGAAGAGCAATATTAATTTAAATATTGAAACAATTATTAAAATTTTAGAAGATCTTAAATATGATTCAAAAGATGAACAAAAATTAAAAGGTGAATTAGATGAGCATATCGTGAGTATAGAAACAAAGTTAGTTAATTATAATTCAAATATTATTGCATATAATGAAAATTTATCGAGTTTGAAAACCAAGAAAACAACTATGAGTACTAGTGAAGATATTGCTAAAATATACATGGAATACCTAAATTTTGATGAATTAAAGGACAAAGTAATAATGATGAAGAATAATTTAACTACAGAAAAAGATGAATATACTAAAGAAGAAAAAAATGCACAAATAAAATATGAAGAAATTATTAATTTGCTTAAAAAAAAACGCGATGAGTTAAAAGAGAAAGCAAAAAAAAATGTTGAAGATATTGATATAAATATTAACAAAATAAAAGAATTAATTATAAAAAATAAAGAATTAGATTCACATAATCACACAAAATTATTTGATGATGTAAAAGATCCAGAAAAAGAATTAAGTGACCAAATAAAAAATTATAAGGATGAATGTCTTAATATGAAAAAATTTGATAAAGAACTTCAATCTATAAAAGCAAAATGCGACGAGATAAGACGTAATATATCCAATAATTTACAGGATGAGAAATATCAAGGTAATTTTAATGAATCTCAAATATCCTTACTAAATATGTTAGATATTTTAATAAAAAGTATAGAGAAAGAAAAAGTTGAATATAATAATAAATATAATGATTATGTAGATGCACAACATAAGAAAGACGAAAGTGCAAACAAAATCTTTAGTTTGTTGATAGATAGAGAAAAGGTAAAATTTAATATAAACTTAAATATATTGAAATTAAAAAAGAAATTTTGTGAAAATGTTCAAATCGAAGAACAAAACAATATAGATGATATAGAAGGATTTAATTTTGACGTTGTTCAAAATTATGATTTTTATAATAGTTTTATTAAAATCAAAAAAAAAAGTAACAAACTTATACTAACAATTAACGAATTAATAAGAAAGGGACTTCTTTCAATTCAATCTAGACAAGTCGCACCAAAAAAGAATATTGATTTATACAATATCAATACTATTATTATGTGTTTATTTTTAGAAAAAGACATTTTTCAAGAATATATTCAAGATTTAGATGTAATAATTAAAGAACGCAATGAAACAATAAACATTTCTCAAAGTATAAACCCAACTACATTTTTAATAGATTACGATGCAATTATTGATAAAGAAAATACTAATTCAAATATAAAAGAAGATAAACAAGATAAATATTATACAGATTTACAAAATTTATATGATAATTTAGAAGCCAATATTAAATCATTATCAAAATCTAATTTACAAAAGGAGGACACAGTAAATAAAATTAAATATAATATTAATAAAATTCTCGACACAATAAATGACAATTTGAAGAAAGATATATATGATTTTGATCAAAGTGAATTTACAAAATTAAAAAAAGACTTAGAAAAAAGTATTAGTGAGCTTGAAAATTCAAAATTTGTAATTTTACATGAAAATAAAACAATTACAGATTTTGTATCATTAGTTAATGATCATAATAATAAAATTAATAATAGTATTAAAGATACAAGAGAACAATTGAAATTATATACCAGAATATTTGGAGAAGCATTTTTAAAAAATGACACTAGAATAGCCAAATTGAAAAAATTAATTATTAAAAAAAATGATTTAGGCAATTTAGCAGATATTAAAGATATTAATAATAAATTACAAGAAGTCTATACATTATTATGCGATAATGGTATTTTTAAAAATAAACAAGAATTAACAATTGAAATCTATAATCGAAATCTTACAGAATTAACTAATACGTATAATGAAATAGATATATTATTACAAAAGAAAAAAGAAAATATAACAGAATATATATCTAAATTTTTAAAAGAACAAGATAGAATAATAGTTGGTTTCAATACGGAAATCAATGCAAAAGTGGAAACAACTGTCAACCATATTTTAACAATTAATAATGCAATTAGTACAAACAATGAACAGTTTAAAAAGGAAATTGAACAGTTTAAAAAGGAAACTGAAAATTTTGAACATTATCAAGAAAAATTAACAGATGAACAAATATATAATAAACTGCTCGAAATCTTTCAAAAAGTTGAGAAAATAAAAGCACAAAAAGACACCATTTTAGGGGATATTGCAATTGCACAAAATCATATTAAAATAATGGAAAAAATAAGCAAAAATGGAGAAGAATTAGAAACAATGAAAGAAGAGGCACCACACAAATTTAATAGTTTGCATATTCCTGATACAATAAAAATATTATTTAGTGAAATTATAAATTTAAACAACGAGATTGATAGTAATCCAACATTAAAGCAATGTCTTGAAAATAATAGAAATGATTTAATACAAGAGTTAGAATCTGTTTTCAAAGATATTAGTAGTATCAACAATAAAACAGATATATCTACAGACCAGCCTTGGAAATCTATTCAGTTAAAATTATTTGATGATTATAATAAATATTTAGAATATATTTCAATATACAAAGAACATACTGAACAAGATTTTAAATACAATTTTAAAGAGTTTGAAAATAGTTATGAAATAATAATAAATTTATATGCTGAACTTTCTAAATATATATTTAAAATTTATGAAAATTATTTTAATAATATACAACAAAATATAATACCAAAAATATATAATGTATATATTATATGTTATCTAGGACAGATAAAAAAACAATACAGTGCAATACAGGAACTTCACAAAGGAAAAAATGAAATTTTTGTGAATAACAAAAATCAAAGATGTAGAGATCTATTTTCAAAATTTAAAGAAAATTATCTGTATAATTTGATATTTACTACTGATGCGACAAAATTTAATAACCACATTGATAATATTACATCAAATAAATACGAAGATATAAAAAATAATATTGAAAGATATAAACAATTATACGATGACTTAACAAAATTTTTTGAAGAATTACAAATACTTATAAAATGTTCTAATGAACCACCGCCAGAACCCCCCTCGCTATTTGCGTTAGTAGAAATGTTACGAGATAATGACTACTTATACGAATGGTTAAAACTAATTAATAAAGATGCAGTTCATTTACAATCTGCACATAAAGGAACCACAACCTACTATTTTGATTCATGTTTATATGCATTACGTAATATTATTAATATACATGATAAAATAAAAGAAAGCCCAGAAATATATAATAATGAAATAGAAAATTTAAAAGAAAATTTAAAAAATTTTACAAATGCTGTAAATAGTTGGAATAATAATAGTATTACCATAGATGCTGCATTTAGTTTATTCTCTTTTGAATTAATAGAACAAATTAAATCGGATAGACTAAGTAAAATCAATGGTTATGATTCAAATTTAATAAAACAAAAAAAAAAAGTAAATAAATCTTTTGAAACAGATTTATTATATTCAATTCGCAGCAGCGACAGTAATACAGATGAAATGTTCGAAGTAACATTAGAAAAAAATTCACAATCTTTGCAAAAATATGTAGATGATGATACAAATATCACTCCAAAATTAAACTCTATTAAAGAGGTTCCCCCAATTAATCATAAATTTCCTAAAAATTTGGTATTTATGATAGTTCGAGAACAAGATAATAAAGAAGATTTTGTATGTGAATATAAATTGATTATCAAAGACAAAGTCGAACAAGATAAAACATATTCGTATGATTTAAAAGGTTTTATATATAAAACAGCTGATGGTAAATATATATATTATAGAAGGAATGGTGATAAATGGAATTCATTAAGCGAAGATTTAGAATACACTGTAATTAATGAAGATAGTGATGAATTAAAACATGGTTATATGTATTACTATATGATGCAACCACCACCATTTCTTGGTTTAGTAAATGAAGATAGAGCAATAAATTTGGAATATAAAGAAGGCTTGGTAAGAAATCATGGAGCAGATGAGAGATATTCAGGTGAATTATTTGCAATGTTTCAAATGATATTTGATAATAAAGAGCTATGTGATGTTCTAAGTAAATTAAAAGATACAGATTTAGATGAACAAGAAAATAAAGAAAATAATAAAAGAACAGCTTACATAAAAGATAAAGCAGCAAGCCTAAATAAAATCATACTGGATTTGAGCATTATAGTTATACAATATAATAAACTATTAAGAGACAATGATTTGAAAGAAATAGAAAACCTAGGTATTTCAATATCAAACTTATCGCAAAAAATAGGCGATATAAATGTATATAAGAATAAGCATATAGATTTAGTATTTAAATATATTTTTTTAGATATTTATACATATTATGATGGTATATTTAACAAAGGTTCATATAAATATTATAAGAGAAGCACTGACGGACAGGACTTGTTGTTTTATACAACTTTAGATTTTATTACACATAAAAATTATAGCACATATAATGAATCTAAAATTTATTTGCAAAAACTTATCGATGAGAAAATAAAAAAAGAAGGAAGTATATCGGCATTTAACAATCCAGTTGAAGTTGAAGGTTTTGATTGCGGACCTGACAATTTAGTAATTGCAATTTCGAAACCTTGTCATTATGAAGAAAAATTAATTATAAATAATTCTGTATATACATTGAAAGGTTTTGTTCATGAAAGTGTTAATGCTAATAGTACTACTGAACATCATGTATATTATAAATGTTTATCAAATGGGTTTTTGCTTTTATTAGATAATAGTAAGCACAATAAATATGGCGAAATAATTACAGAAAATGTGCTAGAAAGAAAAGAAAATGGATATATGTATTACTATAAGAAAACAGATTTTTCGAAATCTTTCGAAAAATTAGTAAAATATATAATTAATAGTATAGATCAACATATTCCTTTTATTTTTGAAACACACACTGAAACAGATGAAGAAAAAGACAAAATTAAAATGTTTAAAGATATTGTTACAAAAAAAATAATATTATATAATGGTGAGTTTAAAAAATTAATACATCGAGAAGACAAAGTAAAAGATCAAGATATACGTGATATATTAAAAAGGTTAATGCATGTTTACAAAATTACGGAAAATTACTTCACTCAAAATAGGGCGTTTTCTGTAGATTTCAGTGAAGCTTTATATGATATGCTATTTGATATAAAAAAAGAGGAAGTTTCATCAACAACATATACAGAAGAGCAACAAAAATTTATCATTGATGAACTTACAAAAAAAACAGAATACGATAAGGATTTAAAATCATTTAAATATTTGATAGATTTAAATTTCGACGAATATCTACAAAAATCACAAACATTAGTAATTCATCCAAACTACAAAGCTACAGAAGAAACAGAAGAATTTTTTTCGTTACTTACGATGATATTTTATAACGAAGCCCTTGTTACTGCGCTTGCACAATGCAATGATACAACAGATATTAGCACACTAACAGACATTTTGGCGACAACAAAAATTAGAAAACATTTAATTTATTTTGCGAAAATAAGGCAAACCGATGAAAAATTTTTAATAACAAAAGACCCTACTTTATTGAGAAGAATGAATGACTTTGCCAACGATATTGTTGCGCATATGACACCAATTACGTCTTTTAATGATACAATTTACACACAATCTCAATTATTTGATGCCATTATTAAAAATAATAAAATTTTTAATAAAATTGTAATTAACACCGAAGGTTTATATACTATTGGTTGTAATAAGGATGATAAAAACAAAATTGTTCAATTAATTATAACTCTATCTGTCAATGGTGTAGAAAATGATATAAATGCTGAATTATTTAAATTGTATGAATATTGCACAAAAAACAAGTCATCCCAAACATTTACCTATCCTGATAATTTAGTAATTACATTATTACAACCAGTCAATGGAGAAAAATCAACAGAATGCCCATTTAATTTGATAATTGATATGAAAAAACAAGAAGATATAGAAGATTATCCCGAATATGTAAAGCATGGTTTTATCAGCGAACAAGTTAAAGGGTGTTATTATAAATATGAAAACAAAAAAAAAACAATAGCATTTGATTATAGTAAAAATGCAGATCATAGTCAAAGTAAAAATGCCTATATGTATTATTATAAAAAGAGACCTATTGCTGAAATCTTT